GTTGCCGCGGCTCTAAGTGATAATACTGACAACAAAACATACAATATCACAAAGAGCCATGCAGTTACTTTGTATGAAGCCGCACAAATGGCTGTTAAACTAGCAGGAAAAGGTATAATTGAATTGCGTGAAAAGGATGCAGACTTCCCTAGCAGGGGTGCATTAGATATCACAGCCGCTAAAACTGATTTCAATTTTGCCCCTAAAGTTGATGTTGCTGAAGGATTTGCAAATTATTATAATTGGTTAACTAATGATTCATATTTCAAAGATAAATATATGAATGTGGATCCTATCATATCTTCCTGACTTTGTTACTCATGCAATCTTTTTTGTGGGGATTGTAGGTACGGTAGCCGGATTTGTTTTAGGCTTTATTCCTTTTATTAAGCTATACCAATTACCTATACAAATTATAAGTATACTACTATTAAGCCTAGGTTTATATTTAGAAGGCGGGTTAGCTGACCAAGCAATTTGGCAGCTTAAGGTTAAAGACCTAGAAGCTAAAATTGCTAAAGCAGAAGTAGAATCACAGAAGGTAACTACTGAGGTTGTTACTAAAATACTTACTAAAAAACAAATCATAAAAGAAAAGGGTGAGGATATAGTACAATACATTGATAGAGAAATCGTCAAGTATGACAACACCTGTCCTATACCTGTTGAAGTAATAAAGTCGCATAATGCGGCCGCACTTAACAATACCAGTATATTAAAGAATGATTTAGTAGTACCTACAGATTTACATAATCAATTGGCTACACCACCTATGATATTGGCGCCAAAGAAATGAAAAAACTACTACTATTATCGGTAATCTTTTTGTCAGCGTGTACTACAGTTGTACCAGTTGTGCAAAAATTCCCTGAATTACCTACTGAATTGTCACAAACATGCAAACCATTGCAAACTATCGAAGGTGAGACAACTACATTAAGCAAGTTAATGGAAACTGTAGCTAAAAATTACGGCACTAGACATGAATGTTCAGCACAATTGGAAGCTATATTAGAGTGGTATAATAAACAAAAGCAGATTTTTGACCAAACGAATTCTCAATAATCCTAAAATAGTGATAAATATACTATACTAGGATAAATATGTCTCAGGAAATAATCGATACAGGTAGCTTGCCAAACGACGGAACGGGTGACCCCTTACGTGTAGCGTTTGATAAAATAAACAACAATTTTGCAAATTTATTGGCTTTAGTCCCTACGGCTAATGTAGAGTTACTAGACCCTAATCAATTCCCAGAAACTAATGTAGCTAACGCAAACGCACAGTTCTCTGGTAATATAAATATTACCAACAATCTATACATCAATAATGTACCAGCAGTCATAGAAGACCCGACTGCAAAGATGTTAACATTTGATACAAGCGTAGTTGGACCATATGGTAATCAAGAATATATTAATATAGGTACTACTCCGAACGACGGAGAAGGTGACCCATTACGTGTAGCATTTGGTAAGATTAATAATAACTTTAGTAATCTTTTCTTTGTTACTACTAATACATATACAACTTATACGGTTGGTTTAGAAGCTAATCAAGTGTTAGTTGAAATTCCTGTTACAAGTTTTACTCAGGGTAATTTTCAAATTCGTAGTAGCGATACAACAAGTGCTGACAGCCAAAATATCATTCTCTCAGCACAAATTACAAATAACAACTTAGATGTTAAATATACTGGCTATGGCACTACATTTTCAGGTAATGCACTAACACGCTATGCTATGGATGTTTTTGATGGTAATGTTAGAGTATTAGCAAGTCCTATAGTAAATGATGTTCTATTACATTTTATTGCTTCTCAGGTAACATTTATCGGTAATACAGTTGGTGGATTAAATCTACAACTAGACGGATACATTGACAGCGATATGGCTACAGAAGATTTAGCGTTCGACATATCAACAGAACAATAAAGGTTTATAATGAGAGCGAAAGAATTCATAACTGAGCAAAATAATTTACCTGACAGGATCGCTAAACCATTGCCGGCTACATGGGTAATACCAGAATTACAAAATCAAAATGCATATTTGCAATATAGATTTAGCGTAGCGTTAGCAGGGGCAAAGGCTGTTAGAAATGGGGACATACCTAGAATGGATAAAGACTCTATTTGGGGAGAAAATCAGGTAGTATCCGGCTATATGAATCCAGAGGCAGAAGAAGATATTGATTTTGCTTTGGGAGAAATGGGGCTCAAAGGTAAACACTTAGTTACTGGTAAAGAAAGCGAAGAAACACCTGATACTGGTATAGTTAGTCCACTAAAAGGATTTAAAGGATATCCAAAATGAGAGCCGATGAATTTTTAAATGAAGGCAAAGCTGGTTCAAATTCTGGTGGTAAAATAGGTAAACTGCACCATGAGCAAGAGGCAACAATGCCTAAGGCACATAAATTTGCAGCCACTGCTGATAGAATCTATGATTTAAATCGTGCTATGATGGCAGTAGCATCCAGTGACGGTAAAAAATTTACACATGACCCGGCTGAAGAATCATGGATTGGCCGTAGCAATATGGCTGCACCTTATACTGAAACTGAACACGATATGTTACATCATGCTTATAAAGCAATTGGCATGCACATTGATGATGCCGTTAATAGTTACGGCGCAGAACCAGATTCTACACATAGAGTAAGTCCAGTTAAACCATTTAAGGGCTACAAAAGAAAATAATTGTTGACATGTCATTGAGAATAAGTAATAATATACATTTAAGGATTACTCTCAATGAAAGACATGATTGACATCAACCAAACTCTAGACCTAATTAAATTAAAATTCTACAACGAATGGTTATACACCGCTCATATTTACGATGAGGGTGTTAGTCAAATGCATGAAACATTGACTAAACAAGTTGTAGAAAAATATATTGACCCGTTAAATCTCCCTAAAAATAGTAAAATCTTAGATTTAGGTTGTGGTCCTGGATATTTCTTAGACGAAATGAAAACTAGGGGCTATACTGACACTATTGGTGTAACATTAAGTCCGGGCGATATTAAAACTTGTGAAGATAAGGGTCATACAATTAAAAAATATGACTTAAGTTTTCTTCCACAAAAAGATGGTTACTATGATGAGTCAGTCAATTTTATCTTTTTACGCCAAGCACTAGAACATAGTCCTTATCCTATTTTTAGTTTAATGGAATACAATCGTGTTCTTACACAGTTTGGAAAAATTTACATTGAGGTTCCTGCTCCCGATTGTGAAAGACGCCACGAGTATAACTTAAATCACTATAGTATTTTAGGTCAAAATCAATTAGCCGCATTGCTTCAACGCACTGGATTTAATATTGATAGATTTGAAACTTTTACATTTGATGTGCAGTATCCAGTTGATGTTAACAACCCTGAAGGTGAAAAAATAACCGCTAAAGAAACTTTCTATTGTGTAGTTGCTACTAAGCAAAGGCCACTAGATATTAAATAATATATAGATGTTCGATCCATTCAATCAAGCTAAACTTCAATCAGCCTATTCTAAACTTAAGGATGTAAAAATCACTGAGAAGGATATGACATTAGATGAATTAAAACGATTGAGTGGGTCTGGGCAAATTACAGGTGAAACCACTGCAACACCTAATAACGAACTTGCAGCCAAAAAACAACAATATATACGTGAGAACAATATTAAACCAGGTACACAAGAATGGTTTAAGGTAATGTTCGCTAAGCCACATCTTACAGGTGAAGACCCTTTTTCTAAATAGTCGTAGTTTTCACTAAATAGTGATATGGCTACAAATAATAACGCACCGTCACTAGTAAAGAATCCTTATACTAAAACAGTTTTCAAAACTGATAAGGAACTACAGGATTTCATTAAGTGCTGTGACCCTGTTACAGGTTATCTATACTTTATGGATAACTTCTTTATCATACAACACCCTACTAAAGGGAGTATGGTCTATCACCCGTGGCCCTATCAAAAACGATTAATCGAAACCTATCACAACTTTCGTTATTCAATTAGTTTAATGCCTCGACAATCAGGTAAGTCTACGTCAGCGGCTGGTTACCTACTTTGGTATGCAATGTTTGTACCGGATAGCACAATCTTAGTTGCGGCACACAAATATACAGGTGCTCAGGAGATTATGCAACGTATACGTTATGCATATGAAAACTGTCCTGACCATATTAAAGCAGGTGTCACTACATACAACAAAGGCTCACTAGACTTTGAGAATGGTAGTCGTATTGTATCAGCAACAACTACTGAAAATACAGGTCGTGGTATGTCTATCACACTATTGTACTTAGATGAGTTTGCATTTGTTAGACCAAGTATCGCTAAAGAATTTTGGACATCTATCACGCCAACACTATCAACTGGTGGTAAAGCTATTATCACTAGTACTCCAAACAGTGATGAGGATCAATTTGCTTATATTTGGAAAGGTGCTAACAAGACCGAAGATGATTTTGGTAACACAACTGAATTAGGTATCAACGGTTTTAGAGCGTATCGTGCTTATTGGAATGAACAGCCTGGTCGTGATGAACAATGGGCTACGGAAATGAAGGCACAGCTTGGTGAGGATCGTTTCAACCGAGAGATTGGTTGCGAATTCATTATTGCTGACGAAACACTAATTAATCCAAATACATTACTAATGCTTGAGGGTACCGAACCCATAGACAGAGTGGGACAGATTCGTTGGTATAAGAAACCAACTAAGGGTAATATTTACTGCGTGGGACTAGATCCAAGTTTAGGTACAGGTGGTGACCCTGCTGGTATACAAATTTTTGAAGCTAACACATTACATCAGGTAGGTGAATGGAAGCATAACAAAACAGTTATCCCAGACCAAATTAAATTAATAGCACAAATTAACAAATATATTACTGACTGTACAGGGGAACCTAATAGTTTGTACTACAGTATAGAAAATAATAGCATAGGCGAAGCCGCATTAGTGTCACTAAATGAATATGGGGAAAATAACATACCTGGTATATTTATTAGTGAACCAGGTAAAAAACGCAAAGGTTTTAATACATCAAACAAAACAAAATTAGTAGCATGTGCAAAATTTAAAACATTACTTGAAAATAAAAAGATGAAGTTAAATAGTCGCAGTCTTATCAGTGAACTAAAGGCTTTTGTAGCACATGGCGGAAGTTATGCAGCCAAGATTGGGGATACTGATGATTTGATAATGGCAACATTACTTGTAGTTAGAATAATACAAGAGTTAGGTTCATATCATTTAGAATTAGACAACTATGTACGTGACCATGAAGAATTTATTGCACCATTACCCTTCTTTGCCGTGATAAGCTAATACTTAGATAAATACATTATGCCAATTAATACAGAAACCCTAAACCGCAAGTTATACAATAAACTATCAAAGTACTCACCAAAACCATTGGATGCATCGGGTAAAGTAACACCTGTTGAAGACGAAGCAGACGTTTTCAAATTTAAATTTACAATGAATGGTAAAGATTATGGTGATGTTTTTGCCACAGTAGATGATGAACGTAGGTTGATATTGTACTATGGCGATGATGTAGGTGATAGTCCAGAATCACCTACTCCAAATTTAGGATATAACGATACGTGGCTAGGGTTTGTAGAAGATTTAAAATCTTGGAAAACTAGAAACGGATTCAAAGGTTGGCAATTAAAAAATCAAGACCAATTAGCACCAGATATGGCTAGGAGAAATCACATGAAGAAAAAAGATAAGTTAGGTGAAGGATATTACCCAATGGGTAAAAGAGCAAGCTACAGCGATGCTATCCCAACCATTAAAATGGTTATACAACATAGCCGTCAAATTGAAGAAGGCGAAAAGCGTTACCGCAATATTTCTAAAATCTTTTTAGAAAATCAAGATGGTGAACGTTTCTTAGCTCCAACAATTAAACCAGGTATTGCCCGTGTCTATGCAAGACACATTGCAGAAGGTGGAAAACCTCACGATGACCGTTGGAATCATATTGGTAGCTTATGTGAGGAATATCAAAAAATGGCAGGATTCGTTCGTGCTACCCGCGGACAACAGTTTAACGAATCAACACAAAAATTAGTTGAAAGTGGTATCCAACACTATCAATCATTGCGTGAGTCATTAAGCAGAATGACAGGACATCGTGGATATAATTCATACTTTGATAGCTGGAGTCCACCGTTAATGGAAGATGATGCTGATACTAGTGTTGTTAACGAATTGTTTGTACAAGAAACATTGGATCCACGTATTGAATCAGTAATGCCAATACTATCTAAACTACACAAGACTGTAGCAGAGATGAAAGAAGTTGACCAGTTAGCTGAGTGGGCAGATAGCTTAGTTGAGTTTGCACAACATGACCACAATGATGACGGTGATGATAGTGAAGACGGTTCTCATTTAGATTTTTTATACAGCAGAAAATTTGATTTAGAATCAGAGTTGGATTATGCTGACGAAGAAGATAAAGAACATATTCAATCAGAATTAGATGATATCAATGATGAAATTGAATCATTGGGTGGATTATCTGAAGATGATGGAATGCAAAGTAATAACTCAGTTGGAATTCCTGAAGCTATACATACAGGTGCTGCCTTACAAAAATATAAAGATAATCGTTTTGCACCTCAAAACGAGCCTGCTAAACCTGCGCCAAATCAAGGTGTGGCGGAAGGC